CAATGTCTGAAAGGTTAATTGTTGCGTATGTTCTTGTATTATGCATAATTTTATTTTTTAATTTGTTAAGGCGTATCTGGAACAACATCCACAAAGTCCATATTGAAAGATAAAGCGTTATTCTCGCTATTTGGTGCATCTCCTACTCTGTCATTAGTAGTCATATTTGCAGATGTTCCGTCATTGCTTCCTACTGCATCGGGTACAGTCCAAACTCCTCCGCTGAAAGTAGCTTCTTCTCCCATTTTATAATAGTTAGTTGGTGAAAGACTTGTTAAATCTCCAGGAGTTGCTGTGCCTCCTCCGTTGTAAATAGATAATACTTCTGTTGGAGTTAATGAATAATCAAAAAAGGCTACTTCGTCAAGATTTGCATTTGCGTGGGTTGTTACAATACCTCCTACAGTTCCAATTTCAAAGTCAGGACCACCAACATTAGTAACCGCTGGTACTGTTCCTGCTTCATTAACTGTTTCGTCTACTCCGTTAAAATAAATCTTTGCCCTATTAACATTACCCGTTAAACTTCCGTCATAAACTAAAGTAAAGTGATTCCAATTTGGTTGTACTATTGAAGTAGTGTTATTGACATAACCTCCATCAACTCTAAATCTTACGACTGTTGTTCCTTGATAAAATTGAATTACATTTGTTCCGCTAACCCAAAACCCCATAACATTCCTCGCAGATAGTGTAGTAATGTCTCGTTTCATCCAGAATGAAATTGAAAAATTACTTGTACTTTGTAAAGATGAAATATTACCTATATTAATGGAATCATCTAATCCATCAAAATACATTGAATAATTAGAAACTTTGTCTTTATTCTCATTGTTAGGTATAAGCCATTGTGGTGACTTCCAAGCTCCGTTATCTCCGTTTCTAAGCCAAGTTACTGGATTAAGACTTGTTAAGTCACTTGGTGCTGCTGAAATACTTGTTATTTCTGCTTGAGTTAGTATTCTATCGTAAGTGCTTACTTCATCCACTAACCCTAAAAAAGTTCCCGTAGATGTAGTTGGGTTATACCTTCCAATAGCTAAGTTACTTTCGTATAGTCTACCACTAACCGCAGTTAAATAAGGTGTAGTTACTGAGCCTGAGTAATTAAGCCAATTTTGAGCCATTCCATTTATATAAACGTAAATATGTCTAGTAGTTACATTGTATGTCCAACATACGTGTTGCCATCCAGCACCTTCAAAATTTAAACCTGGAACAGTATAAGTAGAAAAATTTGCTCCATTTTGGTCGTAGCATTGAGTGCTGATACGCATATTAGCACCCACTTTATAAAATCTTCCAATCGTTTCATTTGTAACATTACTATTTGAAGGTGTAATTGATAACGGGAATTGAGCCAAAAAGGATGTATAACTTCCACCGTTAAAATTAACCCATCCCGATAGAGTAATATCAGAGCCAATTATTTTGGAATTAGTACTAACATAGTCATCAATACCATCAAATAAAAGGCTCTTAGTATTGGCGAAAGGTGCGCCACTTGTAAATCTATATGGATTTATAATCATATTTCAACTATTAAATAAAGCTTTAAACCAGCACCTGTGCCATCGCCAATTTGAGTTACATCTATGGATAAATTAGTATCTGCTGAAATATCTATATTAGATAGTACAGCTGGTACAGCCGCACCTATAGATGAATTTGCACCATTATCTATAGTAATAGGTGTGCTAAGTATTGTTGTTCCTTCTGCTTTTACATCTATTGTAAATGTTGTTCCACTTGTTTGAGGGATGGATAATGAAGCACTTATAGATATAATTTTAAATGATGTAGGCGCTATAAACTTAGTTAAATCTACTGCAACTGCAATTGGCGTTACTTCATCTGATGCGGCTATTCCAAATATAGATTTGGATTTACTTAATGATGCTGGAAAAGATGATTCAGGCATGCAATTAATACCTCTTTTTAGTGCTGATCTGAATGCAGGAATTATACAAAACATGCTTTCAACATCTACACCTATATATTTTTGAAGCCTTCTTCTAAATGGTACTGACATAATTATTTATTTTTTCTTTTTAGGTTTGCCTTTTTCAGACTTAGTATCATACTTGTTTTTATTCTCTCTTGCAATTTCAAGATTAGTTTGAGCTACACTTTTTTGTGTATTTAAACGTTCTCTTTCAATTTGCATTTTTTCTTGACCTTGACTTTGCTTCATTACATTTTCTTCACGCTTCATATCCATCTGTTCTCTATAACGTGAAGTTTCTTTCATGTCTTGCATTGCATCTTTAAAATCAGATTCTTGATTTTGATTAATATCTTGGCTAGCACCAAATCCAGCTGATCTAATTTCAGCTACCATCAATCTATTTTGTCTTTCTGCTTCTGCCTCTTGAGCTTCAGCTTGAATTCTTGCTTGCTCCTGTTGTTGTTGAGCTTGAAGTTGCTCTTGCTGCATTTTTTCTTGTTGCTGCATTTCTTCTTGTCTCTGAGCCTGACTTTTAATTTCAGCATCCTTAAGTATATCTGATACTTCAGCAATTGATTCTGATTTAATTATATTTCCAAGATCATATATAGATGCTCCAGAAGTATTATTCTGCATTGCCAATCCTTTCAGTTGCTCTAATATAGCTCTATGATTAGTCTTGGTTGTAGCAAATATGTTAAAATCTCTAAGAAGAAGATCTGTGCCATTAATTACAAAATTTACTTTTTCTGCTTCAGTAGTTATATAACTTAATCTTACACTTGGATTAGTACTATGATAAAATTGAGCTAAGTCAGTTCTCATTTGATGTACTCTTGGCATAAGGTAATCTGAATGCTGTGTGAAATATACTTCTGTTTGTGCATATGATTGATTCATTGCATTTACAATACCAGTTGCAGTTTCATTTCCCATAGGTGCTCCTAAACGTTGAGGGTTTACACCTATTGCATCAAAGCACTGTTGTTTAAAGTAATTTGCTAATTGTATTCTAGACATTAATCTACTAGTCTGCTCCATGTTTAGAGTTTGATAGTGATTAAAGTTTGTAGCATTTTCTGTATTAGTAATAGAAGTATCTAGAGGAAGCATCTGAAAATCCTTCATTGCTACATATGCTTTTGCATAATTATTTTTACCCCAGTCTTCTCCCATTGAATGTCTAGGTAATGCGTTTTGATCAAACATTATAACAGTACCTAACTCATCTACAAGTATGTCTGCAATTTGGTTATTAACCATATTGTATCCCACTTGATATGCTTTCATAAGATCTACTAATGAAGTTGATCTAGTATTTCTATCAGAAAATACTCTTCCTTCAATAGGAAGTTTACATCCATATAATGATTGATCACCTTTAAATTGAAAAGGTATTCTACCAGGCTTAGTTCTATTTACTCCAAGATATATAGGGTTTATATTATCTCCCATATTAGATCTCCAAAATGCTGGTAAATTAGGTCCAACCTTAACTCCTCCACAAACTTCATTAATCCAAATCCAATCAATGTGTTCTCCTTCTAAAAGGTTTTCTTTTGTTTTAGCTTTAAATATTGTAGTATCATAGGTAGCTTTTTCAGTTATCTTATAGCTTTCGTCAATGACCTCTTGTATAATTTCACCATCCAGTTTAATTCTTGTCAGATGTCCTAGCTTGCGTTGAGTTTTCCAATACACTGTGGTTACCCGCATTAATTCTGCTTCACCCCATAATTGAACATCTTCTCCTTCGTTTAATATTTGACTAATGATATCTCCACCTCTAGCTGGATCACTATCCCAATTACTTACATATTGTCTATATGCAAGACCGGGCATTTGTGTATTCCAATCATGAGACCTAGATGGATCATAATAAGAACCATCATTTTGCATTCCATTAACTTGATATTGTGCGGATCTTGCTGGATAAATTTCTTGAAGTGAGTGCAATTGTTTTTCAGTCATTAGATAGCCATACTTATCTACCACATCTGCAACAGTCATTAAATCAACTTTACCTGCATAATTAGAATTAGCTATATATCTAACATCTGGTGATTTTTGATAGAATGTTAAGACTGGATTCCATAACTCAATATCATAATCATCTTCCATCATTTTAAAATGCCAGAATTCTCTATCCGTAATAAGCATATCTCTAAAGCCTCTTTCTTCAAGTTCTTGCATTTTAAATCTTTCTTCATCTACATTTAATTGATGAGATGCCCATTCTTCAACCATACTTCTATAGTCCATAGAAAAGAAATCTTCTATTTCAGGAAGTGTTTTAAGTTTTTCAGGACTTAATTCTGCTTGACCTTCTTCTGATTGAGGGTCCATGCCCATCTCAATCATTTTAGCTGTCAACTTTGCTGATGCGTCTGCTAATAAATTTTCTTCTACCATGGCTCTTTTAGAGTCCAGCATCTCATTATAGGAGATGTTATCTACTGCTCTAAATTGTACCTTAGAATATCTTTGAGAGAATTCCCCAGTTAATACATTTATGACATTTGGTATAATTGGATAAAATTTTAACTCTAATGCTCCTGCATCTTCCTTGACTAAAACATCCATCATGTCTTTATAGTCATTGTCCTCTTCAATTATATAATCTGTTTTATCAATTATACCTTTTGCTAACTTATAATTTTTAAGAAGCCTTCTTGCATTTTGTCTTATAAACTCTATACCTTGCAGTTCTAACCAATCAATATTCCAAGCAAACCAATCATCATCTTTTTTCTTAGAAGATAAAAATTGCATTGGCTGCGTTAAGCTAGCTGAAGTGGTGGTGCCTTCTGTTTTAGCGCCAGCCTTTAATTGCATTGCATTGAATACTTTCATTATTTAAAATTTTTAAATCCGCTTCTTCTTATCTTGTTTGTAGAATTGGGATTTTTACGTCCTAAATTCTTAAACGGGCTGTACTTTAATTTATACAAATTTTTTGACTTATCCAAGGAAGAACTCTCTTCTTTAACCTTTAAATATCCTCTATTTGCTTCTTGAACTTTAACAAATGCAACTAATGCTGAAAATGCAACAAGTCTATCCACGTTTAATCCAGGTTGATATTCTTTCATTTCAGTTAGTAACATAGGATCCGGTATTCTTTCAATACCTAAAGTAGTGCTTAATACATTTCCCTCATTGTCTAATTCTTCATCTATCTCTTCTCTTAAGTATTCAATTGCATATGATATCAAATGACTTTTAAATAAAGACCCTGTATTTTTCCAACCATATTCTGAATATACACTTTTATTAGATCCAAGATCTTTTAGAAATACCATTTGATTTTTTGGAACTAAATACTTTTGTTTCTTTTTGGAAACCATGTAATTTATAAAATGGCTAATGTTATTCTCAACTAATGTCCAAGCATTATACCATTCAATGATTAATAACAGTTGTTCATGCGTTTTGTTTATATCATCATATCTACCTGACCATGCTGCTACAACTTTATCCTTTTCTATAAAAGTTTCAGGTCCATCCGGTGTGTCTCTTGTAATTTCAATTGAGTTCTTATATATAAAGATACTACATAATGAATCTGAGGTAGTAGTCTTACCTTCTGATACAGGATCAATAGATCCATAATATGCACCCCATTTTGGATTTTTTACTGGCCTTTCCCATACTTTTAAACATCCTGTTTTGTCAGTCATCTTTTTATCTACAGGAAATGTAGATATAGGAAGCTTGCTTGACCTTTTAGCAATTATTCCCTCATGCGTTCTTTCAAGTTCTATTTGTTCATAACTATATTCCTTATCTTCAATTCTTTTTTGTTGTCTAGAAATAAGACCTTGTGGAAATATAGATTCTTTTCTATATGCAAATCCTTCTGCAATATTAGTTGGCTTTTGAGATATACGTAATTGGTATTGTTCTGGATTTAGTTTAGTTTTCCAACCTTCTCTTTCAACTATAATTGCATTAAGTGCTTGTTCTACTAAAGAATTTCCATGTTGATCAATGTATGGCGGCATTGACCATTGCTCTGGAATAAATAAACCGGATAAACCAGTAGCCCCATCTTTATCTAAAAGATTAGTTTCTACAGGATATATATCATTATTAACTGGGTGCATTATCATTTCTTTCAATGGCTTACATTGTGATAAATCACCAACTGATCCTGCCGCTATAAACATACCTGTAGTCATCATCCCTGAAGACATTGCTGGACGTAAATACTCATATGTATCCATCATTTTAGATGCAATCCCAGCTTCCTCATGAAAGAAGTATGTTGTTGGTCCACCAACACCTGTTGTTGCATTTTTTTCAAAAGATGCCCCTTGTATTTTAGACTTTAAACCTTTACTTGCTTTTCTATTTCCAATCTTAACTTCAATCTGCTGTTGCCAAAGTAAAACCTTTTCTGGATTACTAGGTCTGTACCAAGCAGTATGCTCATTAAGAAAATCTTTATATTCTTGCAAAAATTTCCAAGATCCTTTGTCATTAATGTAATCTTTAAGACTAGCTCCAATTTTACAAACACTTCCTTCTTCAAACCAATAAGTATTTATAAGTTTCCCCATATGAAAATAAGAAGAAGCTATTTGACGTTTCTTAAATATAGCAGCATGCATATTATGCATTTCAGCTAACCATTCATAAAGAGCCATATGATATTGAGCATCTCTAACCTTAGCAAAGCCATATGCTTTTTCTTCCTTATCATAAATTGGAAGAAAGTTTAACCACATGTAATAGTCTCTAGTTAAATACCATGTGGCACCATCATTGTGATATATAACGCCATTTCTACATTTATTTTTTTGATCATCCCAATACTTTGTAAAATCTTTTGACCTATATGGAGCATTGCAATAATAACCTTGATCATTAAACCTTGTTGCTTCTTTATTAAAGACAAAAGATGTTTTATCAAAATTATATTCACCTGGAATTTTAAAAATAGATAATAAAAAATCTATAAATTCTTGTTCAGTTTGAAATATGGTGTCAGTCCAATTTCCACTTTCGTATGTGGGTATAGATTTATACATTTACTATTTTGGCAAAAATCATATCAGCATTAACAAGTAAAACTTTGTCACCATCATGCATCATATCCATACCCATAGAATGTTCAGAATATTTTACTGTATCTCCAATATTTAGATTTTCTACTAATTCACCAATAGCAACTATATCAGCAACAAACTCTTCTTGAGCCTCAGTTCTAATTATTCTAGTACCTGCGTAATATTGTTCTGGTGATTTATTTTTTAACAATACTTTTCTTCCTATTGGAATTATTTTTTGATTTGTCATTTTTTTTAGTTTTTATTTATTGATCATATGCTAATCCTTGACCTCCTCTTACAGAGGTTTTTTGTTCATCTTTTAAATCTTTATACGCTCCTTTGAATGACTGCCGTATGCCATCAAAATCTTTAGCTACTGCTCTAATTTGATTAATATTACCATCTCTTCCATCTGTTATTTGCGTATTAGCCATATATGTTGCCATATTATCTAATGCTCTTTTAATACCATCATATGCTCTAGATGTTGGTGTTTCATATAATTTAAAACACATATCTAATGCATATCTTATTTTAGGATCTTCTGTAGACTCTTCTAACTTGCATTCTTCAATAATTATATCCTCTTTATCATTTTCTGGTAAATTAAAAAATGGGTTTAATTCAGGATCTGGACATGTCATATAAAATAAGTAAGAAAATATTGCCATATGTGTTTTAGGATATGTATCAATTATGC